AATTAGCATAGTCTATTTGTAACCATTTTGTAACCGGTTTCCCCTTGACATTTCATTGTAGTGAAGTAGATAAAAAGTTTGAACTAACCGCATGGTGCCGGTGGTGCCCTGGGCGAGTAGGAACGATTCTCGGTTATCACGTCGATGTTGGATACATCGGATGTAACTAATTATTAACACCCTGTTCACAATTTATGATATGCCCTATGATACTATAATGGTGCAAGGAGAAACTTGTATCGAACATCAACCACGAGACGAAAGGACGAAACATTATGAAAGTTATCGCGAAATATGTGACCGTGGAAGCGGTCAAGGATAAGCAGGTTTTGACCCTGCTGTTTCTGGACTGGAACAGCAAGCGTGACTGTCTGGAAGTCGTCAAGGCTCACGGCATGAAACCGCTCACCTCTTCCAGCGGTTCCAAGGGCTTTGAAATGGAGCTTGAGGATATCAACCCTGAAACGCTCAAGAGCGAGTTGGGGGCAATGATTCCTCACGATTTCATGTATTATCCTGCTGTACAGGATTTTTCTGATTTCTATAAGGAAAGAAAGGATGATTCCAATGACTGACCCTTGCACCTGCACCGGCCCTTGCGCCACGCCTACCAACGTTTCGCACGTCCTTCTTTATGAGGACGCGGCCCAGAATATTTATGGGCTTGTCTATGATAAGGACGGGAATCTTTTGAACATCGTGGACGGCGTGGGCAAGCTCGACCCCCTGCCCTTCACCGCCTTTGAAGAGGCGGCACGCCGTGGTTTCCCGTATGCGCCCCAGTGGTCTCCCTGCTGTCACGGTGGCAAGACCATGGAACAGCAGGCGGCAGAGCTGGAAGCGCAGAAACACCACATTGCCAGCATCTACACGAACCAGAGCCCCACGGCGCTTTTTCCGACCAACGGCGACAGCGTGGCAAAACAGTTTATGCTTCGTTGGATTTTCTGAGCAAGACACTACTTTATAATGAAAGGATAGAATATTATGTTTAACAAGAACAATCAGAACGCCGCCCCCGAAGTTGTCAAGTCTTGTCTGTCCATTGAGGACGCAACCGTGCAGGCGTGTCACCTCATTTCTGACCGGGTTTGCGTGTTCACGCTGAACGTTCCCGGCGCAACGTTCCTCAATTTGAAAGTCGTTAACGGCAAAAACGGCGAGTTTATCGCAATGCCGCAGAGCAAGGGGCGCGACGGTCAATATTACGACCTGTACCGCGTGTACCTTTCTGAAAAGGACACACAGCGTGTCATTGACGCAGTTGCAGAGCACGCGACGGCGCAGGGCGAAAAGACGGATTATAAGACCCGTTACGAGGTGTAAACATGAGCAAGCGCAACATGAAAAATATTGCGCTTGACCTATATGAAAGCGGTGGATGGGTCAATATTCCGTCCATCGCTTCTTTAGGTTGTTGGTGTAATATTCTTATTGGTAAACGTCAAGTTGGTAAGACTTACGGCACATTGAAATATGAGCTGAACGAGGGCAAGCGGTTCCTGTACCTACGCCGCACAACGACAGAGTTTGACGCTATCACCAGTGACCCCGATTTGAACCCGTTCTTGCCTCTGAGAAAAGAAGGTTTTGACGCAGATATTGTGAAGGGCGGCAAGGTCACCTATACCATAGGCCGGTTTGAGTATGAGGACGGCAAGCCCAAGCAGTGCCTAGAGAAATACGGAATCGGAATGACGCTCCCCAGCATTGCGAACATTCGTGGTTTCAACGGTTCGCAGTTTGAGGACGTGGTTTTTGATGAATTTATCCCGGAAAGAATCGTCATTAAGCGCAAGGCAGAGGGAGACGCGCTTTTGAATGCCTATGTTACCATCAACGGAAACCGGGAATTGGAAGGAAAACCCCCGCTCCGGCTTTGGCTGTTGGCGAACGCTTTTGACATTGCATCCCCGATTCTGGTTGAATTGGGCGTGGTGGATGAAATCGCCAAGTTGTGCAGAACCGGCAAAGAGTGGACGGTAACAGAAAGCGGCGTGTTTATCGGTATGCCGAAGTCAAGCGCTGTAAGTGCCAAGCGTGCGCAAACTGCATTCATGCGCCACATGATGAAAAACAAGGACAGCAAGTTTTACAAGATGGCAATGGAAAACCAGTTTGCATATAACAATCTGGAAGCAGTTCGGGCAATGAACATCAAAGGCATGAAACCCTTGTATGCCGTGGCCGGTCTATATGCGTATGTGTACGACGGAAACCATATCTATTTGTGCACATCCCGGCACGAAAGCCGGGAAGTTTACCCGGACACGAAAGCCGGAAAAACCGCTTTCCGGTTGCATCACCCGTTCTTTGAGGCTATGTTAAACTTAAACCAAATTTGGTGCAGTGACGTGCCCACGTTGCTCAAAATAAAAGAATTCCTTGACATTGAGGATTAAACCGAGTATTATAAAGGTGCAGGGGCCCCCATAACATAGACAGGCCGGAAGCCTGTGGGGTTGCATTTCTATGTTGCATACCCCTGCTTTTATAGAAAGGAGTAGGCAATGCTTACCTATTCATATAAATACGCCGCAGAAAAGCGGCTCTCCCCGCACTTTCGTGTGCGGGAATTCCATTCCAAGCACGACCCCAGCGACATTGTAAAGGTTGACGAGCGGCTTTTGACTTTGCTTGAAAACATCCGAAATTTTACCGGTAAACCGGTACACATTAACAGCGGATACAGAAGCAAGGAATACAATGCCACTATCAAAAACGCTTCTCCCCGGTCTCAGCATTGTAACGGCATGGCGGCTGATATCTGGGTTGAGGGCGTGACACCGTCCAGAATCGCAGAGATTGCAGAGTGCTATTTGGGCGATTCTGGCGGTATCGGCGTATATCACACGTTCACCCATGTGGACGTTAGAACCAACAAATCAAGATGGAAAGGAGCCTATTGATTATGGCACTCAGTATCAATGACGTTATCGCACTGGCAAACGCAGGTTTCAGCAAAACCGACATTGCCGCATTTATGAATCTGGGCAATCCCCAGACCACTCCCCCCAGCCCTGTGCAGGTTCCCGGCGCAACCGCTCCCACGGTTCCGACCGTTCCGGCAACTGTCCCGGCCCAGCAGGCCCCGGCCACTCCCGACCTTGGCCAGCTGGTGGCAAGCCTTGCCGACCTTAATAAAAAGGTTGACGCGCTCAATGTTCCGACCGCTGGCACTGTTGGCGCTCTTCCCACGGTTACCAGTGTGGAAGATATTATTCTTGGGGCGGTCAAGCCTGCCCCTGCACCCGAAAGCCCCCAGCTTTTTAATATGGAAGGAGTTGTGAAGTAATGGCTAACCCGAATTTTCCCGAAAAGGCAGGCGCAACGGTTTTCCGTCCGCAGGACATTTATACCATTGCAAACAATCTGGTTCAGCAGGTGACCGGGCAGACGGCAATTTCTGCTGTTGATACGTCCAGTTTCATCAACGTGGGCCAGATGTGTTTGAACACCAGCAAAGAGGGCACGTTGCAGGCCCTGTACAACATGGTTTCGCGTACCATCATCACCACCCGGGCATACAGTGGCCGCTTTACCAGCATTGAGGCCACGTCGCAGGAGTGGGGCCTGTTCATCCGCAAAATCGCGTTTTTCAGCGGCAAGTTTGATGAAACCAAATTCATCAATACCGTGCAGAACCCCAACACCTTGCGCGACGGGCAGAGCGTGGATATGTACAAAATTTCCAAGCGTTACCCGCTGGAAATGTGGTACACTGGGCAGGCCACGCTTGACCAGACCTATACCACGTTCCGCTCTCAGCTGACCACCGCTTTCACCAGCGAAAGCGAACTGTCGGCATTCCTTGCCGGTATCACCACGGAAGTTGCAAACGACGTGGCCCGCTGGAAAACTGCCGAGAATCGCGCCGTGGTGATGAACTTTATTGGCAGTCTGTACAACACCGGCAAGCCGGGCCAGAAAGTCAACCTCACTGCCGAGTTTAACAAGGCACGCGGCACGGCCTATACCACCGCTGACCTGCTGACCACTCATTTGCAGGAGTTTCTTTCCTTCTTTGTCTCTCTGCTGGAAACCCAGACGGCCCTGCTTGAGGAAAGCACTGACCTTTATCATCTGGTTCCCGCCTGCACCGACGACAACGGCGACCCGCTGACCCTGCTCCGGCACACCCCCAAGAGTGAACAGAAACTGCTCCTGTACCAGCCTCTCATTAACGACGCGAAGTCGTGGGTGTTCCCCGCTATCTTTGGCCCCGGTTACCTGTCCTTTGGCAACTATGAGGGCGTGAACTTCTGGCAGAACATCAACGACAAGAGCCGCGTTAGTGTGATTCCCGCACAGTTCAACGTGAACACCGCCAAGCAGGAGACGGGTGACCCCGTTGACCTGTCCATGGTTGTGGGCGTGCTGTATGACCGCAGGGCGCTGGCAACCGTCTACATGATGGACAGTGTTTATACCACGCCTTTCAACACGAAAGGCGAGTACTACAACACCGAACATCATTGGAAGATGAACTACATCAGCGACCCCACCGAAAACGCGATTCTCTTCTATATGGAAGATGTGAAACCGTAACAGCCGCGAAGGCCCGACCGTAAAAGGCCGGGCCTTTATTGTTAGAAAGTAGGTGAAACAATGGCACGAGGCGATTTTAACGGCGCAGTTCCCGCGCCCAGTGTAGAGCATGGGTATCACTTCCACTTTGGGAACGTCGAAAAGCGCGTAAATTCTACCAAAGCATTTGATTATACCAAGCTCCCAGACGAGGAACGGTGCGATTTCAAGCAGACCACCAGCATGGAGCGTCCCGTGATTTACGTCACGCTGAACAGCATCAACATTTCCCCCCAATGGAATTATTGCCACTGTGAAGAAACCGCTACCTTTTACTGGATTACAGATATTTCAATCGGTATCCGAGGCAGAGGCACCGCGAACATCTGGCAGTTTGCATTGGAGATTGACCCGTTGGCGACGTACCGGGATACCATTCTCAAAACTGACACGTTTATTGAATATGGTTTCAATCAGGATTCCAGCGGCGCGACGTTCCGTTTACAGGACACCCGGCAGGCGGTAGGAATGGCCCCCAAAATTTCCACCGTGTCCGCAGATATCACGGACGG